CGCGTCCGCAGCAACTTTCTCGACACGGCGAAGGCGAAGCGGATGCTCGGTGAATCGAATCACGGGGCGCTCTACAAGGCCGGATTCCGCATCAAGCAGGCCGCCAAGAAGGGAATCGGCAACTCGGCTCCGCACAAGCCGAAGGCTCGCTCGCTCAAGTCGGCGGCTCAGAAGCTCTTCGATTACGCCGACGGCGTCTACACCGATCTCACGCTCTCGGCTGGCGGCGGCAATCCGCGGCCGGCGGGGAAGCCGATCAAGTCGTGGTCGCCGCGCCGCTTTGTGTATTACGACATCAAGGACTATCTCGACATGGCGAATCAGTCGGTCGTGATCGGTCCCTACCGCGCCCCGTGGCTGATGCGGCTCCACGAGTTTGGCGGCAGCGAGAAGCTCACGGCCTACGTGATCGGTCAGAACATCGCCCGCCGGGCCAAGAGGCTGCGGTCGGAGGGAAAGCGGATTCCAAAGCGGCCGGACGGACGCCTGGAGGTGGGCTACGTGCGGTGGCAGGCGGCCGGGCATCTGTTCCGTGGATTCAAGGTCAAAGGCCACATTCGGCCTTGGGAAAAGACCAGCATCACGAAGCGAGTCACCTACCCGCGGCGGCCGTTTATGCAGGGCGCGCAAGGCGTGCAAAAGGCCGTCAAGAAGTGCGCCGAAGACTTCCGCGACTACCTGCATTCCAACAGCCAGGGCGGGATTCAGTCGGGATCGTCGAAGACGCTCAAGGCTGGCTGACACCACACCCCCTCTCTCGCCGCCGGCAAATGCCGGACGCTTGAGTCTCCCACCCACGGAGGCTTCCGCATGGCCGGCGAAGCGATCGTTCTCGGCAAGGACGTTGTCTATACGGGCGTCACCAATGTCCGTGAGGGCACGATCACCACCACCTACACCGAGGTGGACAAGACCAAGAAGGGCGATACCGCTCGCACGTTCGTCAAGGCGTGGGCAGAGCAGACGCTCGAGGTGACGTGCGTCGATACGCCTGGCGTGACCGTCGGCTCGGTCGTGTCGGTGAGCACCAGCAACGCCAACGGCCACAACTTGTCGGCCGTGAAGTTTCTGGTGACCAACGTCAGCCAGAGCGAGCCGCTCGACGACATCATCACCTACACCGTTTCCGCCACTCGCGGCGTCCAGTAACAGGAGCATCCGATGGCTATCACTCTCGGCCGCGCCGGCGGAACACCGACGGGCGGATCGTCCGCGACGGGGATCATCTCCGTCACGTGGACGCAGGAAGCGGAGTCGGTGGACGTGACGCATCGCGGCACGGTCACGACCGGCCCCTACTACAAGGCGGCCACGGGCGGATTCGTGACGCGCACGTGCGAGATCGAGTGCCTCGACGCGACGAGTGTCGTGTCGGCTCTGCACTCTGCCGGCAGCGGATACACCGTCACCAACGTCTCGGAAAATCAGCCGCTCGACGGGCCGGTGACGTTCACGCTCACGGTCAAGGCGACCTGATGTCTAGGAGGTCGGCGTGGCGATCTCACTCGGCAAGGACTGCTATCTGACGTGGGACGGGTCTGGCGTCGCCGGCGTCCGCGATGTGACGATCGACGTGCAGACGGAGTCGGTGCAGATCCGGCCGTTCTACGCGAGGGCCGTCGGCACGTACCAGACCGGCTACTCGATCACGATGGCTGTCGAGACGATCGACGACGGCGCCGCCGCGTATGCGGTCGGGCTCGCTCAGTCCGGCGCTCAACTGTCGGTCGCGGCCAACGGCTGGTCGTTCTACGCCGTGGTCGTCGGCGTTCAGGATCAGCAGCCGCTGGACGATGTGCGGTCGTGGCAGATCACGCTTCAAAGCACCATCAACGGGATGAGGTCGTAGGTGAAAGAGTTCAAGGACAACGACGGCACGCGGTGGTATCTTTCGCTCACGGTGTCTTCCGCGGCACGGGTGCGGGATCTCGTCCGCGTCACGCCGCCGGGCGGCACCGAGAAGGCTTTCGACATCATCGATGCCTCGACGGTCGCCGAGACGTTTCAGATCCTCCGCAGCAACTACGCCGCAATCGGCGAGACGCTCTACGCGATCCTGCTGCCGAAGATCGAAGAGCGGTCGCTGACGAAGGATCAATTCCTCGACAAGCTCTCCGGCGAATCGCTCGACGCTGGGGCTCGTGCGATCGAGGAGGAGATCGTCGATTTTTTCCCCCCGCGCCTCCGCGGCATGGTCAACGCGCTGCTGACGAAGCTCCGCGAACTGACGGAGGCGGTGGTGAGCAAGGCCGAAGCGGAAGTGATGGCGATGGAACTACCTGGGGCGTCATCTGGGAATGTGCCGGAATCGTCGGAATCCACCCCGGCGAATGGACCCTCCGAGGGCTGATCGCGGCACGGTCGGCCAAGCTCGAGCAGGACTGGTGGCGGACGGCATCGCAGATGAGCCAGTTCTACATGGCGAATCGAGACAAAACGTCGCCGAAGCTGGGGCCGGAGAAGTTCCACCCGTTCGCAAAGCCGGTGCCGGTCGAGAAGAGGCCAGCAACTGCGGAAGACATGCGAATCCTGTTCGGAGGTGATCCAACATGAGTGCAGGCGCAGTCCGCGGCGGACAGGTGTTCGTCGAGATCAAGGCCGAAGATTCCAAGCTGATTGCCAAGCTCCGCGGAATCAACGAGCGGATCGGCCAAGTCGGCGAGACGCTCAAAAGCGCCGGCCTCGGCATGGCCGCCTTCGGGGCGGCGATCTCCGGGCCGATCCTCGGACTCGGCATGGCGTTCGTCGAGCAGACGGCCGAAATGCAGGCGATGAATCGGGCACTCAAGGACGTGGGCCAGGCGGTGGCGGAAGCGGTGGCGCCGGCGTTCGTCGGCTTTGCCAACATCATCGCCGGGGCCGCCAAGGCGGTGAGCAAGTTCATCCGAGCCAACCAGGGGCTGATTCGTGCCGCGGTCGTGGTCGGCGGCTATTTCACGGCGTGGGGATTGGCGACGTACGGCGTGGGCGTGGCGATGAGCACGCTCTCGCGGGCGGTGGCCGCGTCGATTGGGCCGATCACGGCCTTCGCGGCGATTGCGGTGAAGGCTGTGGCGGCGGTGGGAGCGTTTGCCGTGAGCGGGCCGGTGCTGGCCGTGGTGGCGGTGCTCGGCGGGATCGCCGCTGGGGCGGCCGTTGCCGGCGTCGATCTCCTCGGGCTCGCCAAGACGATCGGCGGGGCGTTTGGCAGTCCGATTGCCGGACTCATGTCGCTCTTCGGCGATCTCCTCGGCACGGTGAATCTGACGATCGAGGGCATCTACCGAGCGATCTCCGCCGGCGATCTCGCCGGGGCGGTCGATGTGCTGTGGGCCGGCTGGCAGGCCGCGTGGGCTCGCGGCGAGCAAGCTGTGATGGGCACGCTCGACCCGTTCATCGAGGCGGTGCAGAACTCGATGTCGGATCTCGGCGTCGGGCTGGCTGCCGCGTGGGATCAGATGTGGACCGACATCGCCACGAGCGAGTGGGGCGGCTACCTCCTCGGCGCGATGGACAACGTCCTTAATTTCGTCATGGCCTACTGGGATAACATGATCGGGTACGTCCAAAAGGCGTGGGCGCGATTCTCGGCCTGGTGGACGGGCGACGTGGCGTCGATGGAGAAGGAGATCGAGCGGGTCAACGCCGCCAACGCCAACAACGCCGCCCAGCGTGGCCGCGACCGGCCTGGCTTCGCCGGCCGCACCGGGCTGACCGACGAGCAGAAGGCCGCGATGCAGCAGGAGTCGAAGGACCGGCAGGCGGCGATGCTCGCCGAGGGCGACAAGATGCGGAAGGACCGCGCCGACCGGACGCGGCAAAACGTCGTTGATCGGGCCGCTGCGGTGGCCGACGCCAACAAAAATCTGCAAGCGCAGGTGGATCGATTCCCGGTGCCCGCGGCCGTGGCTCCCGCATCGAAGATGGGCGCGGAGTCTACGGCTCAGTTCGGCGCGATGGGGCTCGGGCAGATGGGCGCAAGCTCCGTGCCGGCCCAGCAGCTCGAGACGCTCAAGAAGATCCGCGAAGACCTCAAGGCGGCCGCGATGGCCGGACAGGTGGGAGTGTAATGGCACTGAATTGGATCGAAGACGTGACGAGCCAGTCGGCGACGATCTTTCGGCTCGGCCGGAAGGACGCCTCGACGCGGACTCGCGTCTTCAACGTCTCCGGCACCAACGACGAAAACGTCCTCCACGCTTCGTGCAACACCGCGATCTCGTCGCTCTACCCCTACTGGCAATACCCCGGCCAGCCGATGGTCAAGCTGCGGGCCGAATCGTATTCGGTCGAGTACCAGGGCGACGGCTTGTGGAAGGTCACGATCGCCTACGAGAAGATCGGGGCCGACGATTCGTCGCAGACCGCACCGCTCAAGCGGGCGCGGTCGTTCGACACGACCGGCGGCACGCGGCACATCACCAACGCGCTCGACATGAACAACGGCGACGTGGGCGAGCGCCGCTACGGGCCGGGCGGCCTTAACGACGCCGCTACGTTCAAGGGCGCGATCAACTGCGACGACAACGGCGTGAACGGCGTCGATATCGTGGTGCCGTCGCTGTCGTGGACGGAGTCGTACGACGTTCCTTCTGGCTACGTCACCAACGCCTACATCAAGAACATCGCGGCACTCACCGGCAGCGTGAACAAGGCTGCGTTTCGCTCGTTCCAGCCCGGCGAAGTGCTGTTCGTCGGAGGGTCCGGCTCGCACGAGTGGGACGAGCAAAAAGGCTATGGGCCTTGGTCGCTCTCGTTCAAGTTCGTCGCCAATCCTAACGTCGGCCAGACGCTTCCGAAGGCGAAGATCGGCGACATCGCCAACGTCGAAGCGTACGGCCACGAGGTGGTCTGGGTCCGCTACGCGACCGATGCCGACACCACGAAGAATCAGCTCATCCGGCTGCCGGTGGCCGTCTACTGCAATCGCGTCTATCCCGACGGTGACTATTCACTTCTCGGAATTGGTGTGGCATGAGCGACGGCGCACCCAACAGAATCAAGCCGGGGCCGCTCCGCGGGCAGATTTCCGCTCGTGCGTGGAATCGCGCCCAGGACGCCGCCGACATCGTGCTCGGCGATCGGTAC